CTAGAAAATAATTTAACATCAAATTATAAATTATTTGCATTACTATACTCTGCTAAAATTAGTAACACTGAAAAAATCTATGAAGACACTAAAAGAATTACATTACCTCATGTTCTAATGCAATTGACTCCTCATAAATTGGTATTAACTATAGCTTATCAAGCTCGTTTTGCAGCTCATAGCATGCCGAGTATTCACTGTGATATGGAGAAATTGTTTGCAAAATTTGCTCTATTTCCTAAATCATTTTTCGGATCATTTATCCAATTGAATTTAATTAATAATTTTAAAGTATGTAGTGAAAAGTGGTCAATTATTAACACATTAAGTGAATCTGAGTTATTAAAGATACAATTAAATAAAAAACTAGATATACCTTATTACTGGGATCTATCAGTTAATGTAGAATCAGTAGAGAGAATACAATTTTTATGGTACTTATACCAAGGAGCTGTTCAATCTCCAGTTGATTCTCTATTAGAGAGACATAAAATTGCAAAGAACGTCATGGATGATCATAACGAGATAGTAGATGATTTTAAAAATTTAGGAAAAGATTATGATTTAGATAGAGATTTTTTAGAGGTGACGCAGAAACCATTGGAAAAAATAGATAATATAAAAGACATGTTTGATATCCATTACACTATATGTCCAGAAGTAGTTCAATTGTTGGGCTTTTGTTATATCAACAATATGGAGTCCAATGGTCATTTGCCTAAAATCTTAGTTGATTGTGTGCATGATTATAACGGTGACAGAAATAAAGCTAATAAATCAACTGGAGCAAGAGATTGGACCTATAACACGATGGATAAAACTGTTAAAGGTTGGGAATCTTCAATAAATTTCCCAAGTAATCGAACAATAGAAGATATAAATAAAGAATTAATGGCTATATTTAATGAAACAGATAATTTTGTTCAAGTAAAAATGGTGAATAAAATGAAAGAAACTTTCAGTGATTATGAAGATTTAATTATAGCATTAAATGATTATATAGTTAATCAATTAGGAAATAAAACTAGCTATAATTTAGATACTAAATTAGAATCCAGTAAAAGAAATAACAAAAAGATTAATAATGATGAACAATTTGATGGAACTAATGTTAAGGGAGTATTCAAATACAATCTATGGAATAGTGAAATTGTAATAGATTTTGATACTGAATATGGTAGGAGTCAAGCTTGCATGTTTATTGAAATGACATTCTTCATGGTACATAAAATTCAAGCTGGAAATAGTAGAGAAATATATGTTATGTCAATCTTATCTAAATTGAGACAACAATTAATAGAATCAATTTCTAAAAGGTTAGCTAAATATTGTGAATCAGAATGGATATCAATTCCTAGTAATAAGAGATCAAGAGATTTTAAAAAGTTAATAGATAAAATGATGGATAACAAATTAAAAGATATTCTTTATTTCAATTATGATATAAATGGTGATGCAACTAGATGGGGACCTTTGTTTTTAGTTCAAGTATTTGATCATATGTTAAGAGGAATGTCGCATAAATTACCACCTTATTTAGTACAAACACTACATAATTTCTTTAATGACATGATATTTAGAAAAAGAATTCATATTAAAAAAGATGTTTATGATTTTATGGTTAATAGTAAAAAATATGATGACACATTATTAATAAACACTTGGGATAAACATGATTTACCTAATAGATTAGATGATGATACAAAATTAAAAATATTAAATAAGAAAAAGAAAAAATATAGTAAAAAAGGTTGGCAATTTAATGAAGAGAAAGAACAAAACGAATTAGACCCTAAAGTTTATTCATTAAGAATGAAACACTCTTTTATTATGGGAATTATGAATTACTGGAGTTCTATTGCACATGCTGGTTTAGAATATTTGATCAGTTATGTTATTGAGGATATAATAGAAAAGTTACTAGAAGTTAATAAAGATATGATGTCATTAATTATATCCAGTTTAAAAGATTATATCTCTAATACTTTTGAGCATAACATAGATAAAAGGAAAAGATATCTCGAAAAATTAATAGATATTGAAAACAATAAAAAAGAGATAAAACTGTCATCTTTAATAATAACTTTATTTTTAGCACATTCAGATGATTCTTATAGAAAAGTTATTACTGTACATCCAATTTTCTTGAAAATAATGGTTATTATCCATCAAACATTAGCAAAATGTTTGGGTATTGTATTTAATTTAGGTAAAACAGTTGTAACTAGATCACTCTCAGAATTTTTGTCTCAAGAAAGTTTATCTAACCTAACAATCACATTGTATACAAAAGTTTCAATGCCTAGTTTAAAATTCGATCCAACTGATATGGGTTACCCTGAATTAATGAAAGGTGCTCTAAATTCATGCCAGAGTATGTTGAGAGAAGGTGCACCTGATGATATAAGTTATTTAATTATGCAATGTAATTTAAAGAAAATATGTGATTATAATAAAATGGGTGAAAGTGACATTAACTTTGATCTACCTGAAGAATTAGGAGGTGTTTGTGATAGTTTACCATTATTTGTCAAATTCTCAGGGAGTGATTCCAATTATATCAGGTTAATAAATAACAAAGATAATATCGATATTATAAAAAAGTGTTATCTAATATTAAGAATGAATTTAGATAGAGAGAATGAAGGTTTATTTCCAAATATTTATACTAAAGCAAAATTAAGTAGTTACAAAGCAAAATATGATAAAGATATAGAATTATTTAATCAATTGAATGAGAAAATGTTTGACTCTTGTACACTATCAAATTACATGTTAAAAAATGGTGTATTAAGCTATATTTGGTTCCTTAAAATGACACAAAATTATAGTTTTAAATCAACACTACTTAATAGAACTAAGTTTCAGAAAATGAATATAATATTTAAGCCCACTTTCCTAAGTAATTTTTTCAAAAATGTAAAATTAAGTAAAAATTGCATTA